TGTATTTTTGTAAAACAGCATAAAATTCAAATGGTTTTGAATAATCCAAGAAATTTTTTTCTTCCATTATAAAATGGTTATTGTGTGTTCTTGGATTTATGTATCCTGCGTCATATTCAATAAGGATTCCCTTACCTGTATCATTAGGTCCTAATATTTTCATTATAAAAGTTTTTTAATAAATATTAAACCTTTTCAGTTTTTACTTTTTCTACTTTATAATTTCCATTTTTGGTAAGATAAAAATCAAAATATTCATTGTCATTAAACACATCATAATATATTTGTTGTGTTAATTCTCTTAATTTGAGTTTTAATTCGGGTGATTTGAAATCCAATTGTTGATTCATGTATAAATTTATTTCTAAATTCATAAATGATTTTTTATCAAGTTGTATTCCACTTGTTCGTAAGTCTAAATCCACAATAAATTTGTCATCGAATAGTTCTTTATCTAAATTTTCATGGACGGAATGTTTTACTGCTCTATTCATATTGAGGACAAGTCTTGTCCAATTCTCAACCTCTACTTTTGGTTGCACCCAAGTTTGGATGTTTAGATAAATGGATTTGAAGTCTTTTGAATCTACCGTTCCATAAATAACTTTCGATGTCTTAAATCCATTGAGTTTTGAGGTTTTACCTTTTTTCATAATTTTTTTTCATAACAAAATCGTTTATTTTATCAAAATTTATGTAAATTTGGTATATATATCAATATAACAACTAACTGAATAATATATGTTAATAGTCACGGTAAAGAAAAACGACATCGAAAGAGCAATCAAAGAGCTTAAAAGTAAGGTAATCAAAACTAGACAGAATACCTTTTTGAATAACAGACGAGAATTTACAAAAAAATCTGTCGAGAAAAGACAGATTTTATCAAAAGCAAAATACAGAGAAAGAAATAACTTACCTAAATAATATTTTTGTTAAGTTCTTGTAATTTGAAATAGTTGATTCTGTCAAAAGTCTCATTCTCAACTTTATTTAATGATTCATTAATTTTTCCAATTACTTCACTATCCGATTCATTTTCCTTTAACTTTTCAAGTTTCTCTAGCACACTCTCCTTGAGGATTTCAAATTTCAATTTGAGTTTGTTCTCATCCTCATTTAATATTTTTTCCAAAACTTTTTTATCACTTTCATTTAAGGTTGTGATAAAGTCATTTACTGTGTCGTTTGCAGCCCTCAATAATTTCTTGAGTGGAACACTCTCTTTAATAATATCCTCATTAATTGTTTCTGATGTCAAATTTTCTAGAACAATTTTTTTACTTATTGCTCTTCTTTCCATTGTGAGAACACTTTTAGAGAATATTTCATCAATTTCTTTGTAATTATTTCTTGTTCTAACCTCTGAAAGCCAAAGACTCAATTCACCCATTTCATCCTTACTAATTTTTTTTGATATGTTGTTGTAAATAGAAACAGACTCATTAATTAATTGGTTTGCAACACTTTCAGTTAAACCTTTTTTTGTTGAGAGTTCATCATACAGATAAAACATCTTACATAGGTTTTTATTTTCTAAAACTAATTCCTTGAAAATAAACATATTTGTTTTGAACGATTCTTTCCTGAAAGATTCTGTCAAACATTTTTCTATCTTACTTTTAATAATACCAAATTTCATAGACTTTTTTAATATAAATATGTTAGTCTTTGAGTATTTTTGATAATTCTACTTCCATTTCACCAAGAGAATCATTTTTGAAATAAAAGTCTTCATCGTCTGATTCTAAAAGTAAGTTTTCTAACTTGTCTTTGGATTCAGGTAATCCTTCTAAACCACCTCCTTCACCTCCTGCTGGTGGCGGTGGTGGTGGGGCTGATGGTGGCGCACCTCCACCCATATCCATTCCTCCTACTGGTTCTCCTTCAGCTGGTGCTCCTTCTGTTGCACCTGAAACTGTCTTATAAAGTTTATCTACGTTATCAAACAAACCAGTATGAGTAATAACTGTTGCAGTATTTGCAAGTTCTGCGGCAACAGCTCTTTCCATTCTTTGTCTTTGTATATCAATTTTGATGTCTTCATCAGAAAATCCGAATATATGTTTTTTAGCCCATGTTGCTGAAGTTGGTGCTAATGTGTTTGGTATTTCGGAAACTAAATCTTTGTATAATAGAACTTTTTCTTTCCAAACATCAACCATTAATAAATCAGCTTGTTTAGACGGGTTGTTCAAGCCTAATGTAAAGTTCTGTAATTCCTCTTCAAAACCCAATAAAAACAAATGAACTATTGCAATTTTGTTTAATTCACCTAAAATATTTTTTTGGATTCGATTAATTGTTCTTGCAAAACGAATGTCTAACAACGAAAGATTTTTACCATCACCTACAGGCTCTTCAAACCCAAGGTATGCTTTTGGTATTCTTAATGCAGTTACAAGTTTCTTTTGTATATACTCAATGTCCGCAATTTCTGATAGGTTTTGAGCCCCCGCTAATGTTTCAATTGGCATTGTAGCGGCAGGGTCTCTTACAGGAATAAAGTAATCTTGATCTACTGCCATTTGATTGAATCGTAAATCAACATTTCCTGTCTTATTGTCCACGATTTGATCTCTCTTAAATTTATTTGCAACCCTTTGAACGTAAGGCTCTACATCCTTATCATCCATATTTCCAACAAACACTTTAAAAACCCTTCTTTCGGGAGCTCTTGATGTTCTATAAATTAACATTGCGTCTTCGGCAAGAACTAATTGTTTCCAAATCCGTCTTGCTTTTTCTAACATAGAAGTTCCGTAAGGAAGTTTTCTATCATCACCTAGTAATCTGAAGTGTGCAATCTCAAAAGAATTGAAACTCATGTTTTTCTCTTTCCAATTAAACCTCAAACCCTTTTCATCAGGTTTAACTTCAGTATTCGGGGTTTTAGGTGTCATACCCCTTTCTAATCTTTCTATCTCAATGTTCGGTAATTGAACACCACCAATAATACCTTTTTCGGGATCTAACTTCAAGTACACGAAATTATCACCATACTTACAAGTGTTTCTAATCCACATCTGTAAATTTGTATTAATATCCAATGTGTTATTGAATAAGTCAGCTAATATTCCCTTTATCCTTTTTGATTCTGAATAAATTTGTAAAATGTGTCCATCCTCATTGGGTGTTGTGGATTCTTCCGCATAAATGTCTAGTGCTGTCGAAATTTCAGGAGTAAATTCCATTGATTCATAATCGTAGAAAGCGGCTAATCTTGTTGGTTCGTAATAAATTGCTTGTGTGTATAAGTTACTTTCTATTTTTGTCCATTGATTGGCTAAAAACAAAGACTGTTGAGCCTGTAACTTTTCTTTTTCAAACTCGTTTCTATCTCTTGTTCTTAAAAGTTCCTTTTTATCAAATTTGTATGTGGGAACATCTTGTCCCAAAAGGGAATTAGGACCGAAGGCTCTGGATAATCTTTGCCAAACTGTCAGTGGGTTTCTTTCTTCCATATTGAAAAATTAATTTATATCGTTAAAATATAAATATTACTTAATATACAATGTTGAACCCATCTTCAGTTAATAGTGGTTCTTCAAATTCAGTTGTCAAGTAATTTGTATCTACAACAGGTGTAGGTGTGGGGGTTGGTGTGGGAACAGGATTTGTAAATGCAGGAACAGGAAAACCTAAACCATCATTCCTTTTTGATTGTTTATACTGAAATGTGATTGGGAAAGTTTTTGATGAATAAACCTGTTGTCCTGGAACAATCAATGTTGAACCACCCAATAATCTTCCACTTTGTTTTCTTCTGTCTAATCCCATTTTATCTGTTCATTCCACCAAATAACCATCCATATTTCATATAATCATCTTTTGACGGTCCTGTATTCATTTTATGTCTTTCAGACATCATATTTAAGTTAGGTAATACGGGATTGAAATGGACTTGTTGCCCAACACTTTCATTATTACTAACAGTCCATGATTCAATCATCGTTTTTGTTTTCTCAACAACCTTTTCAAGTTTTTGAAATGACGATTCACCGACATAAATTGCCATAGAGATTGCCATGATTAAATCATCATGTTGTCCTTTTTGGTGATCGGGTCTTCCATTAAGATAAATAAAGGTGTTCATTTCGTTATATAATCGAACACTTTTGATTTTGAATCGGTGTCTCACATATTCTTCGAATGCTGCAATTATTTGAACTCTCTTATTATTGAAATTAATACCAGGTATTTTATCATGTGCTTTGGGGTTATAAGCCCATATATTAGTTGAATCGACACCATCAATATATAGATTTTTATAACCCAATTCTTGCATTTTCCTTACAGTGGTTATTCCCATACCACCAGTAATATCGACAACACAAAACGCATTATACATCATCCCCCATTTGTATGCGATTTCTGCTAAAGCGTCAGGTGGTATTTTTCCAACGTATTCTAATACTTGTTCTCTTTCGTCAAAATCTATGATTTGTATAGAAGAAAAATCTTCACTGTCCCCACGAGAGACATCTACCCCCATTATATACTTGTGTCCTTGTTCAGGTTCTTTCCACATCCATAATGAATTTCCCATCATTTTATTAGGGGCTTCAATAATTGTATTTTGTTTTATATATTCCAATTGTTTTGCGTCAAATACGTTGTCACCTGAACCTAAAAATTCACAATTTAATTCTTGGTTTATTTTTCTTTTATCATATTTTAATTTTTTTACCATTTTTTCATACCAAGTAGAACATGGTTTGTAACCTTTGGTAAAATATCCCATTATTTCTTCATAATCCCTGTGAAATGGGTCTGTGTCGGCAAATGATATATTTTTTGAATGATCTTTCTCGTCTTTATTTAGTAGATAATCAACCATATCATCTGTTGGAACTAAAAACAAATCTTTAGCATATCTTGGGTCTCTCCACCAAAACATTTCAGAGATTTTGAAATTGTTCATCCCTTTTGTTGCCTGATTATATATTTCATAATAAATTGGGTCGTAACCATTTGGTGTTGATACAACGATTACTTTACCACCCGTTGATAGGGATGCCATACAAGCAGCCCAAAAATCACCATCTGCTTCGATAAATGCCGCCTCATCAAATACAAGTATAGTTGGTGTATAACCCCTTAACGCATCCCTTGATGTTGCAACTGCTTTAACCTCACAACCGTTTGTTAATTTATAATGTCTTTGTGAATTTTTTTCAGGTGAAAATCCCGCACCAACCCACTTGGGCCATTGCTCAACAAATGCCCTTATTTTGTTTGCCATCTCCATTGACGTATCCAATTTGTTGGCAATAATTAGAATTTTTTCGGGTCTTTCTTTTTTTGCAAACACAAGTCTTTTAGAAACCCATGCCGCAGTTACAGTTGATACACCCGCCTGACGGTATTTCAGTGCTATGTTTTCCTCATATTCCTCATAATCTTTTAGAAGTGATTCTTGGTCTGGAAACAATTCTAATGGAACATACTTTGAGACTGTATTATCATATGTTTGTAAATACGTTTTGAGCGCATAGGGTGTATTCTTCATACACTTTACGTATTCCAACATCAGTTGTTCTTTTGACAGAGCCATAAAATATTTTATATATAAATATCAAAAACCCCCAATTATTTTTAATAAGAGGGGGTTCAATTTAGAATATATATTTTATAGTCCTAATCTTGTCAATAAATCACCATCGTCATCATCATCGTCATCGTAGTCATCATCGTCATAATTATCACCCTTAAACTTGTTATATTGAGTCTTTGCTTGTTGGAAAATTTGTTCAAATCTTTGTTTTGCCTTTTGGTTGTCAGACTCATCTTGTGAGACAACATTTGCAATAATATTTTTAAGGAAGTCTTCCGCAGGAATACTATAAAGAATTTGTTCAAAGAACGGCATATATACTTTACCCTCGTTTTCCAATGTAAGTTCATCAGGTAATAATGTTCTTATTTTTCTAACTAATTCTGCACCTACTCTAAAATTCATAGGTTCATTTGACATTGTATCAGTTTGAGAAATTACCTGTCTTGCCATTTCAGGGTCCATATCTTTCCATTGAGCTCGAGATTGAACGATTGAAAACGCCTTAAATAACTCGTGTAATAAAATGGGAAATATTAATCCATTTGCGTAATAAGTATCATTTGGTTCTTCATCTGCACCTCCCTCATCTTCGTCTTCATCACTATCACCTGTGTCCATTTTTCCTGCAGAACCTGCGG